ATCTGCGAGCGCCGGATGCAGCCACGCCGCGCGCTGCGCAAGGCTCTGCAGTGGGTGGCCGACGGCGAGCCGCTCAATGCCATGTGACCCTGTCGGGGCTACTGCCCTACACCCCACGGCGAGATCGCGCTGTAGGGCCCTGTATAACCCCGGCAAGCCTGTGGAAAACCGGGGTCCCTCTTTCAGGCCGCGGTTGGCCGGATGCGGATGCAATCGATGCGGGCCAGGTCGCAATCGAAGGCCAACACCTGGCCGGCCGGCCGCGTCACCGCATCGAGCAGCGTTGCCACCTTGATGGTGTAGACGCCGACAATCTCGTCGCCCGCCAGCAGTTCGACCCGGACGAGGTGCTGCGCGTCAGTCATGGCGAACCTCACGCCAGCACGCGCAGGAAGAAGCCGGCCGCAAAGCACGCGGCTCCCCCTGCCATCCCGATCAGTGCCATCAACCACGGCTGCTTCATACCTAACTCTCGCCCGAAATATGCGGGAACCGCACCCCCAGCATGTAGAGCACGAGGCAAACCACATGGGCCGACACAACCCCGAGAAACCACACGGTGACAACGCTTGTCTTGTCGGGGTCGCGGCCGGTCTGGCGGCAAATGGCGTTCCATACCGGCATGCCGCACAACACCATGAGCATATTGGCCGGGGGAAGCGCCAGTATCCCCAGCAGCACCAGGGAGGACCACGGTTGGGTCATGGCCTAGCCTTGATAATTATCAAGGTCGTCCTTGCTCAGCGGCCTGGCCGGCTTGCGCTTGTAGAAGTGGAAGTAGGCGGCGATCGCAATCACGATGATCAGTCCTGTCAACATGGCCTAGTTCCATCCGTTGAGCAGGCGAATCAGCCCGTGGCGATAGATAAACAGATTGAAAGATACGACGGCAACAATGCCAACAACGGTTGCTGTTCGCCCAGATAGATTGAACACGTCAATTGCTCCTCAAAACCCAGGAAAAGCCCTGGCCACCAATGCCCGCTCTCTATACACTGGACATTGGCCAGTCAATGGCAATTGTATAAAAAAGAGGGCGTATTTCATGCGGGAGTGGACTGACGCAGAGAGAGCAAAGCTCGAGCGCCGGTTCTGGCCGCGGGTCGAGAGACTAGGCGCTAACCAGTGTTGGCCCTGGAAGGGCGCGATGCGCCAGGATGGCTACGGCGTCGCGTGGGCTGTCGACCGCCTTATGAACGCTCACCGCCTAGCCTATATCCTCACCCATCCAGAGTATCCCCCCAACAAGCGCAGCCACATCTGCCACTCGTGCGACAATCCACGATGCTGCAATCCAAAACATCTGTGGGATGGCAGGCCCCTGGAGAACATCATCGACGCGGCCACGAAGGGACGGCTGAACACCAAGCTGACGCCCGACGCCGTGCGCGACATCCGATCGCGCCCCACAACGCCACAGGCCAAAGCAGAATGCGCCAAGCGTTACGGCGTCCATCCCGACTACGTCGCGGCCGTACAGCAGCGCAAATACTGGAAGCACCTGCCAGACTAAACACGTAACATTGTTGCGTTGTTTGCCCCAATTATGGGCCCGTGCTACCGTCGGTGCATGAAAAGAGCGAAAGACGCACCTCTCCAAGCCGAGCGCTTGCGCGAATTGCTCCACTACGATCCCGACACCGGCATATTTGCTTGGCGTGTCGGGCGACAGGGCATCCTTAAAGACTCAATTGCCGGCAATCTAAGACGCGATGGGCGAATCATGATCGGTATCGATCGCCATCGGCATTTCGCCCATCGCTTGGCGTGGCTCTATATGAAAGGGGAGTTTCCCGACACCGACCTGGACCACAAAGATTGCGACCCAACCAATAACCGATTCGCCAATCTGCGCGAGGCAAGCCACGCCCAGAACCAACGCAACCAACCAACGCCACGCCACAATACCAGCGGCTTCAAAGGCGTCCATTTCCACAAACAAAGACAGCGATGGGTTGCGCAGATCAAGATCAAAGGCCAGCAAACCTATATCGGTATCTTCGACACGCCAGAACAAGCCCATCAAGCCTATTGCCAAGCTGCAAGCGAATGTGAGCCGCAATTCGCAAGGTTCGCATAGGCCAAACATGCTGCCCTATCGCCAATAATGAGTGTATGTGCACGTACCGCTAAGCCACTCAATACGCGCCTAATAGTTGTCCACATTTGACATACGCCACATATGGGCGGCGCTCTTGCGCGCACTCTCTTATGGATCAATAGGTTAGCGCATGCCTGCAACACGCGCCGAAAAGACCATGCGAGCCGCTGCAAAGCGCGCTCCCGCAACAATCACTAAACAACACCGTGGACAGCCTAGCCGTAAATCATTCAAGGCGTGGACAGTGACGCAATTGCTGGAAACATATCGCGATCCACGCGCCGTGTTGCTTGAGATCGCGTCGACCGATACCGCCATACTGGCCACAACACTCAATTGCAGCATGCAAGATGCGCTCGCCGAGCGCCGCCTATGTGCGCAAGCGGCATTGCCCTATGTGGCCGCCAAGATGCCCGTCATGGTCGACATGCGACACACAAGAGCGATTGCCCTGAACATCGTCGACGAACGCCAGTATCAGCAGCTCGTAGAAGCCGCCGCCACAACAGACGACACCGAATCCTTCAACATGACCCTGCTAGGGACAGCCACAGACGACAGTGAGACGACAGGCGATAGGCCTGTCACACCCCCAACAGACAGCACCCCTACGGGGAGGGAGTAGCAGGCGCATTGCCTGCCACGTACACCGTCCATCGCCCTAAGCAGGCGATCGATAGCGCATGAATGTGTAGCAATACCAATGGGTTAGGGTGATCACGCCCCCTCGATATACGTGATCGATATACACTCGCACGCGATCACGGCACGCGCGCACCACACCGAGAGCGCCTCGCGAGGGGGTACCCCGGGTTTGCGCCGGCGCCGCGTCCTCACGGGTGTACGACCCTGCTTGATCGCGATTTCAGGATTTTTTTTGCGCGCTTCCGGACTTTAGAACCGCCGGCTGTTATTTTTTCGGATGCCCCGGGGAGTTTATGTACGGAAGTTGAAGACGATCCTTGAGAGGGTGCGTCTGAACGTGACGGTTGATGCTGTCACTGGTTGCTGGCTGTGGCAGGGGTCGCGGTTCAAGAGCGGCGGTTACGGTCAGATGTGGGCTGTTGGGGGCCGTCGGAAGACGAAGGTTCACCGGGCATTATTTATTGAATTGCATGGTCCGTTGCGTTCGGACGAGTTTGTTTGCCATCGCTGTGACGTGGCGCGGTGCTGCAATCCCGATCATTTGTTTGTGGGCACGGCGGCGGATAATGCGGCGGACATGGTAGCGAAGGGTCGTCAGGTTCGAGGCTTGTCGAAGCTGACGGCGTCGCAGGTATTGGCGATCCGGGCTGACCCTCGCAAGCAGTATGAGATTGCGGTTGATTACGGGGTTACGGCGCCGTGTGTGTCGCAGATCAAGCGCCGGGTTAACTGGGGCTGGCTGGAGGCGGGCGATGGATGATTTCCAGTTGCGGGTGGTTAGGGCGGCGGAGCGGCTGGCGGGTCGGGATGGTCCTGACTTTGGCGATCGGTTTGATTTGTTGTTGGCTGGGTTGACGGTTCTGGACGGCAAGCTCGACGTGTTGAATGCGCGGTTGGCTGAGTTGATTGCGGTACAGGAGGCGATCCTGGACAAGATGCCTGGTCCGCCGTGATGCTTGAGCGGTATCTCGAGGAGCGCTCGATCCCGGAGCCGAACACGGGGTGCCGGCTGTGGCTGGGTGCCTGCACGAAGGGTGGCTATGCGAACAGCGGCCGGGGCTACGGGCACCATCTGGCCTATGAGGTGAAGACGGGATCTGCGCCGGGACCTGGCGTTGTGGTTCGGCACAAGTGCGATGTGCGCTGCTGCGTGAACCCGGATCATGTTCTTGGCGGCACGACGGCTGACAACGCGCAGGACATGGTTGATCGTGGTCGGCAGTGGCCTGGCCGTCGGGCGTGGGCTGCGCAGAACAACCCCAAGGGGGAAGATCATCGGATGGCGAAGCTGACGGCGGCCGAGGTTTTGGCGATCAGGTCGGCGCTCTCGCTGGGGGAATTGCAGAAGCATGTGGCGGTTCGGTTCGGCGTGTCGAAGTCGACGATCAACCTGATTGCGCTCGGCCGGATTTGGAAGAATGTCTGACCGCCTCGACATTTTGTGGAAGTCACCTGGGACGGTGGCGTCTCGCTTCATGGCCTCGAGCGCCCGCATCCAGATCATCAATGGCCCCGTCGGCTCGGGGAAGACGACCGCGGCCTTCATGAAGGCGATCAGGCTTGCCAGCCAGCAGCAGCCGTCGAAGGGGCGGACGATCAACCTCGGCGACGGCGTTCAGCGTCCGGTGCGGAAGTTCAAGTTGGCGGTGATCCGCGATACTTACAGGGCGTTGTGGAAGACGACTTTGCCGAGTTGGTTTAAACGCTTCCCGCAGGACGCCGGCGAATGGAATGGCGCGGTCGATGCTCCTGCCAAGCATCGCCTGCAGTTCATCATCGCTGATGGCTCGGTGGTCGACTTCACGGCGGAGTTCGGGGCGATCGGGGAAAATTCTGCGGAAGACTTCATGAGAGGGTACGAGCCCACCGCCTTCTATCTGAACGAACTCGATCTGCTGCAGTACGAGGTCTACAACTTCGCGAAAGGCCGGTGGGGCCGGTTTCCCGACATGGCCGAGGGCGGCCCTTCGTGGTGGGGCATCATTGCCGACGCCAACGCGCCCGAGTTCGAGTCGTGGTTGTATCGCGATATTTTTACCCGCAGCGGTGCGGAGTTGGCGGATGATGGCGTCGAGCTGTTCGTCCAGCCGGGGGGCACTTCTGTCGGTGCCGAGAACCTGGTGAATTTGCCGCCGGGCTACTATGTCGATCAGGCGAAGGGCCAGCCCGATTGGTACAAGTTCAGGATGATCGAGAACCGGCCGGGCTACTCGAGGGCGGGCAAGCCGGTTATGCCGGAGTTCCGCGACAGCATTCACGTTTCGGCGAAGGAACTGGAGATGATTCCGGGGGTTCCGATCGTGATCGGGGTCGACCCCAGGACGTATCCGTCGGTTGCGTTTGTTCAGAGTGTTTTGACGCCGCATGGCCGGCAGCGTCGGGTGATCGACGAGATTCAGGGCGACCAGAACATGGGGGCGCGGCGGTTCGGCAAGCTGGTGGCGGATTACCTGCACGCGCATTATCCCTATGTGCGGCCTGAGCTGATTCGCGGCATTGTCGATCCGTCGTCGACCTATGGGGCGGATCGCGAGGAGGGCGAGGAGACGTGGCTGGAGATTTTCACGGCGACGTCGGGGATTCGGGTGACGGCGGCGCCGACCAACAAGATTCCGATGCGCCGCGAGGCTTTGAAGAAGCCGTTGTCGGAGTTGATCGAGGGCGAGCCGGCGATCCTGATCTCGCCGCGCTGCAAGTTGATACGCACGGGCCTGAACACGGGATTCCGATATCGGAAATTGAACGTCGCCGGTGCCGAGCGTTTCGGCGAGGAGGTTGAGAAAAATCAATACGCCGATATCTGCGAGGCGCTCGAGTATGCCTGCCTGGCCGACGGTGCGGATTACGAGATCACCGAGCGCAAGGAGTACGTGAGCCAGAACATCATGCAGGCGCGGGCCGTCGGCGAGCGCAGCTGGGATTATGACCCTTTGGCGACCATTCGCTGATCTGCGGCCCTGCGTCGGTCGTGGATTTTACTGTGCGTATGCAGGGCGGCCTGGAAGCGGAGCGCGGTTCGCAGGGCTGGCGACTGTCGGATGACGGCGGCGAGTGATCGCCATGTCGGCGAGTCGCGTCGTTGGGTGAAAGCGCGTTCATCCTTGGCCCATGGGCAGGTCGTGGGGGTTGGCGTGGGCCATAGCGACAACTGTCCTTGGGGCGGGCCGTCCTTTTTGGCGAGGTTGCAGCGTCGGCAAGCCAATTGCAGATTGTCCCAGGTGTCGCCGCCGCCGTTTGCCTTGGCAATGCGATGATCCAGTTCGGGCGCAAGATCTGAGGTCGATCCGCGGGCGATGGGCGAGAGCGAACATCCGCAGATTTGGCACTGCCAGCGATCGCGGCGGGCGATCATGTCGAAAGAAATCATTTTTGCTCCTCTGCAGGGGGCGAGGAGCGTAATCACATTTTGCGGCAGGACGCGAATCCGTCACGGGCCGTAACGCCTTGTGGCGGCGTGTCTTTGTTAGCTCTCGTTAAGTCTCTTGGTGTCTCTTGGTGTCTCTTGGTGTGCATGGTTGTGCATGGTTGTGCATGGGTGTTCGCTTTTTTTATCCACATTATTTTTTAGCGCTAGATGCGGAGCGCGGGCCCGAGCATGCGCCACAGCAGGAGCAGGATGACGAGGACGGCTATCACCCACATGATCTTGACGACCATGTCGGGCAGCGGGATGCCGATCTGGCCGAGCACCCAGATGACGAGCCAGACGACGGCCGCGACCAGGCAGATGTAGATCAGCAGCAGGATGACGGACTCGACCATGTGAGCGCCTTCTGAGGTCGCTAGGCCTCGGCGGTCTCGGGGGGCGGCGGCTTGAGTTCGACGGTCGACCAGTGGCCGGGGGCGACGGCGCGCACGATGGTCTCGCCGGTCGAGAAGACGAGGCCTTCGACGGCCAGTTCGAGGCTTTGCGCGGCGACCTCGGTGGGGGTGCCGTCGATCGTCACGATCCAGGTGTCGGTGTCGTAGGCGGGCTTCTTCTTGGCGGCCATGGCGGGTGTCTCCCTGGTCGGTGAACGCCCACGGGTGGTGGCGGTTCCCGCTTCACTATAGCCGATCTGGTGGCTGCGTTGTAATGGCGCGAGGGGCGCGGTATCCTGTTACCTCATGCGCGCCAAGAAAGTGGAGCCGGTCGTCGTTCCCGCGTTGGCGGCCCTGCCGGCCGATCCCGTTGCTCAGGGGGCCTGC